GGGGTATCTCTACGATATGTAGGTTCGGGAACATAGCCCTTCCACTGTATGCAAGGTTTACGTACAGCTTTAATGAACTTGCTCTTACGTTTGCGACCGTGTTGGTCATATGTCATATGTCCTTTTATAATCATACATATATTATATCAAGAATTTAAGGGTTTGTCAAGTATTATTTTCTGATAGGTTTCACTATTTTCTTCTAGTTCTTCAGCAGTAAATGCTAGTTCTTTTGCTAAATGGTTTTGCTCTTTTGTAGGGGGAGATATAAAAAATATTCCTCTATCAGTTCTGTCTGTTTTATCCCATATTATCCAACAATAATCTGTTGCATCTGTGCCTACTCCTGTAAAGGAGGGTCTTTTACTAAGCACATGAAGTGCTGTAGGTGTGTTTTCTTTCCACCACTCATGTCTGCCAATACTGCCTAAATAATTTAGTCTTGATAAAAATATGACTGTTTGTGCATGATTAAAAGCATGATTTGCAAATTCTTGCAAAATATTAAAAGGAGGATTGGTAAGTATTAAATCTACTTGTTCACTCCAATCAAAAAAATCCTTTCCTTCTAGTATTTCAGAATAAGTTGTTTTTAATTTTTGTTCTTCTAAAAATAACTGTATTCTTCCATCTCCTCTACATGGCTCATGTGCTGAAGTAAACACACTCCAATCAATTTCCAAGTTTTCATAGCACCAAGGCGGTGTGGGATAAAAATCTGTGGGATTTAAGCTTTTTCCTGTTGTTCTACTCATAATTTATTTTAAACTTAATTCAAACTCTGCAACCAAATGTTTTCCTTTTCTAGCTCTTTTAGGATAAGCGCCATGAAAGAGTGCATGAGCCCAAGGCCTACTTATATACAAAGACCTTTTTTTAGGAACACCTTCGCCTCCCCTACTTTGTGTTTTAGCTATAAAAACATTTGTGTCTGATTGACTACAGTTCATCGGGCCTTTCTCAATTATATAAGGCACTTCTATTTCAAATTGTTTTAAGAAAAAAATAATTTCTAAAGGTCGTAAAATTTTTAAAAATTTTATTTCATTATTTAAATCAGCACCTACAACTAATAGATTATTTAATTTTTCTTTAATTTCGTTTAAATTCCATCGAGAAGTTATACGAAAATCTTCTTTTACTTCATTCCTCTCATTATAGTGAAAAGTTTTTATTTCTCCATCTTCAAGGTCCATTAGATTACTATTTAGATTTAAACCTAATGCTTTCTCTAATACATGCCCCATAGAACCTTTATTATTAATATGCTCGTGTTCTGTATTTAAAGTTGAAAATTTTTTTATTTTGTTATATGCTTCTTCTATTTTCATACATATATTATACATAATTTTTGAGGATTTGTCAAGAACTATTTTTGCTAGAGGTAGATTTCATCTAGCAAATCTCTGAAATTTTCTTCTATGATTGCTTTAGATTCTGCTAGTGAAAGAATTTCTACTAAACCTTGGAACAGGTTACGAGTGTTTTCCATATCTATTGGTATTGTTATTCCTTGATTGGAGGGCTTCCATTCTTCGTCAAAGTCTAAATAATATTTTCTTAAAGATATATACTCTGTTTCACGAAATGTGTTTATTACTAATCTAACTTGTTCGAGTTCAGTTTCTTGTATTATTTTTTCGTAAATTGCTGGTGCGTCTAAATCAATCATTGCGTATAACTCGGTTAAGAGGCACAATGCTCGTTACATTTTCAGGCACAAGGATTCTATATGAGTCTGTATCCCAACAAAATAATAAGGAAGTATGTTGCCCTTCCTTTGCTCTATTCTTTTTACTTTTAATATATTTAGTGCTAAAGTCTCTCGTACATACATTGTACTTTAATTTACGAGAGTTTTGACTTCTGTAAGTGATAATTGCATCCCCAGCATCATCGAGTTTCCTCTCAAAATCTTGTTTTTTCATGTGTCCTCCAATTTAATCTAACAAAAACTCTTTTGAATTGTTAAATTTTTGGTCACTTATTCAAGATGCAAAAAATTGAGGCAACCACAAGGACTGCCTCAACACACTAAATTACACTACTTATTTAATGATTCGATTACGTTTGTAAAATAAACTGCTGCTTTACCAGTTAATTTAGAAATGATTGCTTCATCAACTTCTTGACCTGCATCACTAAGAACAGAAGTAAGTTTATCTTGAGCGTCTGCTACTGAAACTCTACCTCCGCCAGTGCTACCGCCACCACTTGACTTAGCTGCTGGAGTTTTTCTTACATATACTCCTGCTTTTGTTAATATCATTCTAACACCGTTAGGGCTTTCTCCTAATTCTTCAGCGATGTCTTTTACTATCTCCATTGAAGTCTCAGGTGTCGGCTCTGCGTCCTGATACATTTCAATTGCCTGCTCTTTAGATTCATCTGTCCAAGCCATTCTTCTTCTCCTATATTTTTTGTTATTGCGCATGAATTCAGGCATACCTGGAGCCCAACCAGTGGTGTCTCGCATTTGTTGGTAAAATCTGTCACTCATATTTGCTTGTTTTTTGTTTATAAATATATTATAATAAAATTATAACCAATTGTCAAGAACTATTTTTTAGTATCTATAACCAATGCTATTATTTAAAGTGTTTCTGTAAAGCATTTAACATATCTTCTGCTTCTGCAAGTTTTGATAATTCTTCTTTGATTGAAGCAACAATATCACCATGCTCTCCAATACCAGCAGAATTTTTCATATAAACTCGTACATTAGCTCTATGATAAGCTATCTCTCCCTCTAAATGTGTTTTTAAGTCTTCGTACATTTTGTCTCCCAGTCTTCTATTGCTTTCTTTATACTTCCTTCAGCTAAAACTGAACAATGCAGTTTTATTGGGGGCAAGTTTAATGCATCTGCAATATCTTTATCTTTAATTAATTTTGCTTCTTCTATTGTTCTGCCTTTTAGCATTTCTACGAACATTGTGGAACTCGCTATTGCACTACCGCACCCGTAAGTTTTAAATTTTACGTCTACGATGCGTTCGGCGCTGTCAAGTTTCAACTGTAATTTCATTACATCACCACAAGCAGGTGCTCCAACCATTCCTGTTGCTACATTCGGGTCTTTCGGGTCAAATCTTCCTACGTTGAACTGCTTTGGAGAGTCTAACACTCCATAAAATCTTTCTGTTACTTCTTTACTGTACGCCATTTATTACTGCATCCACAAAACTTACACAAAATTTCTTACCTAATTTTTCAGATAAGACACTCGGTATGATTATTACTAATACTACAGAAAATATACCTAGAACTACAAAGAATCCTAAGTATTTTCTTCTTATGAAAATATTTTCAGGCTGTAATCGATTTATTGTTCTATAGATGGGTATATATAGTTTATACATAGCCAAAGCTATGCCTGCTAAATAAAAAGCCAAAAAATATTCCATAGTGTTTCCTTATATTATAAATACTGTTGTAAATGTTTTAATCTACCCATGTCATAAGCTGGTAGAGCATGAAATTTACCTGCATACTCTAAATTTGGAAAATAAGTATTTCTTAAAGCTTCTTGACCACATTCTATTGTATAGCATAGATATAATTTATACCCTCTCTCTGCTGCTTGTTCGGGTTTAAGTTCTCTTTTTACAACTGCTGGGTAGTTTTGTCTAACTGCCCAAATTCTTTCTCCTTCTTCAAATTCGTCAGATACACACTGCTCGGGGAGCATTGCATTCTTTCTTCCTTCGTAGTCTGTCATAGCTAACTTTTGAGGAACACCTATTCTATTTATTATTGCTTTGATAAAAGCTGGTGAGCGATATAAATGTTTTGCTATGTCGGAAATATTACTTCCATCTAAGTAGAAGTTTACTACTTGTTTTATTTCCATTTCTGTTGCGCCTTTGCCTTTGTTTTGGGCTTTGCGTCTTTCTCTGTATTCCACTGTATCTAAGTGGTCTTGTATAATTTTGTTTAATCTTGTAGTGTTATAACTTATATTTAATATACTACATGCTTCTTTTTTAGTTATAGGATTTTCTCCATTTAATAACTCTATCACATGTTGTACATTTGTTTCTGTAAGGTTTTCGTGTTTTCTTGTTTTAATTGCCACTTATACTCCTATTAAGTAAATCATTAATACATAAGTTAATACATGAAGATATTGGTCTAAACCATGTAATCCCCAGTATAGTGTTTGTGTGTTATTTAGTTCAAATATTCTTTTTATATTGTTTTTAGCAAAATCAATATGATAATGCAATACTCCATCTAACACGGATAGTAATACTGCAAGAGGGAAACTCACATAAAACATAAGCACAATAAATGCTCCACCAACATGGTGTGCAGCATGAATTAGACCTCCTCTACTTCCATAAATACCTTTATCTTCCCAAGGTCTTTGAAGTAAATAGTCTGCTACTGTATGTTTTAGCATTAACCATATAAATATGATTAGTAGTTCACCCATTTTTATTTCCATTATCGTACTGTGAAGTATAAGACTTGTCGTTTTCTTCTCTTTCTTTTTCTCTTTCTCCTAAAAGTATGAGAGCATAATGAATAACCTTGTATAAGTCTATATCATCTTTTCTATCAAACTTTTTTCCATAACGCTGGGCATACTTAATTATGTTTCCAATACAGAAACCTTCTCCATGCCCTGAGTCGAAAATAAACTCAGTTGATTGTATTTTACCACTACCATAGTGCTGTTCATAGGTTTTATCAACATACATTTGTAGTTTTTTAAATACTACATCTTCTTTAAACTTATAGTTCACCAATCAGCTCCTCCAGAGCGCTATATCCGCCAATATATTCTCCATCTTTAATTATTTGTGGGAAGGTTCTCGCACCCGGAAATTTCTCTCTCATCTCATCAAATCCATAGTCTATATTTAATTCTTTATATACTACTTCAAATCCTTTTCTTTCTGCTAAACCTTTTGCCATATCACAATAAGGGCAGTTATCTTTTCCATAAATCTCTATCATCTTGCTGTAATCCTTTTTTCATAATCAGCATAATCTTCGTTCCACCAGTCAGGTTTTTCACGATGTGACCATGCTGCAAATGTTGCTTTGTCTAGATGGTAATAATCACGATAGCTTTGTATCGGATTATCATAATCTTTTAGTTCATCTGGCATTGCCAGTCCAAATGTTGTAAATCCTACACGAGGTAAATTCTTTGGCTCAGGTAGTTTATTTACTACTTCTTCTACTGATTTGTGTAATTTTCCATAACGATAATGGTATTCATCATTCAATGCATTAGCATAGCAATGAACCCATTCATGGTTATCCAATGACTCTCTTGCCCAGATTGTGCAAGGATGATTGTACATCATTGGTAGGTAGGGGTAGGGACGTTCCTCAAGAGGTAAGTGTTTGATTTCAGCTTTTGCTTTATTCATCACTTCACGTTCTTCTGCGTTAAGAGCTCGAGGAACGAACCCTAATAATTCATCTATCCATATAGTAGTGCATAAGATTTGAGCAGCCTCAAGCGGCATCTTGACAATATGTTTGTCAACATGATACTGGGCTGCTTTATCTAAATCTTCGTCTAAGTAGAATAAATTCATTTATGTCCAACATTTATATTCTTTACATTCACCTGTTTTTGTATCTACGGATTTACCACAGATTTCGCAGTTATCAATATACCAAGTCTCAAAGGAGTTGGTTTCAGAGTTCCACATTTTACAGGTTTTTCTATCCATAATTTTTTTCATAAATATATTATACTAAAATTATAAACATATGTCAAGAACTATTTTTTGGTTACTTTGAATTTATCTTATCTTTTGCTGTACCAGCATAGAGTCCAAACCAAGCAGCTCCAGCACCTACAATCACAGAAATTAATCCTGATTGTTCCATTGTGGGGTCTGGTAAGTCCATAAACCACATTGTAGCGTAGTATAATAAAAAGATATATACTGATAAGAAAGCTCTTGGAAATATTCTCCAAGCATCAATCATATTCGATAAAAATATCCAACGCTGCCAAGGATTGTCAGGCGCTTTATTCGCTTTTAGTTCAGCAATTTCAGATTTGAGACTGCTGTTTTCATTTACGAGTTCCATAAACTTACTTAAGTCTATTTCTACTTCGTTTCTTGATAAATCTCCACTGAACCTTTCATCAGCCATTTCCTTTATCCTTAGCTTTGCCTATATTAAGTGCTAATAAGTCTATAAATGAGTATAATTTAGCAATCATAGCATCGTCCTTTGGTGTCGGTGTTGACGCCGCAATTAAACTTGCAATTGTTACTATTAAAGTAACTGTGCTGACTATTTCCATTATCATAGTTATCTCCGTTTCCTAAGAAACCTCGCTCAATAATCTGAGCTTTTGTAAGATACGATAGAGTTTAAATTTATATCCTCCCATCGTTCTTGGTCAAGCCTAAAACAAACGATACTTTCTGAGCTCGATTGATTTACTCTCGAATTTGTTAGCGACTCCTTCAATGTACAAGGAATCGTGTATTCTTTGTTTGATACCATAGATACAAATGTAATATCTACTATATCATTTTTTAATAATTCTTTTAGTTCTGCGAACATTATTTACCCCTGCTCTTTTAGCATCTGCGAGAACACTTGCTTCTCTAATTAACCAACTTCTATCACTAATAGGTTTGAGCATCCATAAAAAATCATTCTTTTCCATTTTCTAACTCTGCTACTCTATCTTCCAAATGTTCAAGCCAATCTTCTATTTCTTCAAATCGTCCTTGAACTACTGGATTCCTGTCAAAAAACTTAGCACCTTTATTCATTACTCTAAAGTAATGCCAGTCTTTGAAAAATTGTATTAATTTATTCCACACTTTTTAGTGCTTCGGGGTCTGTTACTTTTTCATAATATACTACTACTTCTTTTAGTTCTGTAATATATCTTTTTAATTCTTGCATATTGTAGGACATCAACTCATAATCTGGTATTGACATTGCTACAAATACTACTTGCCCGTGTTCTTTTGTTAATCTTTCGTGAAACTCATCAATGTTTTTATCACTAACAACATACCACATAGGCTCTTTCAAGTCTATCTCTCTTGGTAGAACAGGTTGGGTAATAATCCTGTCCATTGGCTTTGCTGTTACTTCTATCTGTTTAGTTGGGATTAGACTGCAACTCGACGCCATCATCAAGGCTATCAATGGTGCGACTAATTTCTTCGATTGAATCAAATACATCTTTTGTTCCTTTATTTATTCTTGGTTCTAGCAGTCCAGGCTTTGCTGCTGCTAATTTTGTTAAATTATGTCTTTTGAAAATGTCTAAATATCTATTCATTTCCAACTGAGCTTCTTGTGACTTTTTCTGTAAGTCTCCAAGTTGTTGTGTTTGCAATGCAAAATCGTTCTGCATTGTTTTAATTGCTTCTTCTTGTGTAGCAACTGCACTTTCAAGTGCCATATTATTTGCTGTAAGTATTTGATTTTGTTGGTATAAATAATAACTTCCTAACCCTAATACTATAATAATTGCTATATAAAATTGGTTCATAGTTGTGTTATCCTATAATTAAGTCCTTCTGCTCCTCGTATTTCTACTAACTCACCTTCTCTTGTAATAAAGGATAAGAACTTTTCTTGTTTTTTAATGAACTTTTTTACTATAAACTCTTGGTCATCTGAATCTCCCCAAGTAGCATTATAACTTACTTTTAAAACGTAGTAAGTAGTGAATAAACTTTTTAACCAATTCCAAAAGGCTATAAGTTTTTCTTTTATAGTTTCAAACTTCATCCCATTTCTTTCCTTCAAATAACAGGGCTTCTGCTTCACGTCTGCGAATAAGTCCTTCTAATACTTTGCCACCTGCTTTGTTCCATCTTTTCATTTGTGCAGGCACGCCTTCGTAGTCTCCTGAGTTGAGAACTTTGAGCATTGTACTTGAATTTAAATTGCTTGGACCGAGATTGTATGTCCATGATACGAGTGCATCAAACATGCACTGGTCTATTGAGATTGTGACAGCATCATTCACTGCTTTTTCGTACTCCTCTAGTTCTTCTGCTAGTAGGGAATCTGCTATTACTTTTGTTATTTGGTCGC